TTCAATTATATCTAAATCTTTCATATTTTTTACTTTTAAATTAAAACAACTATAACACTTCATTAGCGCAACTTCGCAGACGCTAATACGACGTTATAACTTCTCTAAATCAGATTTTAACCTTGAAACTAAACTGTCTTCTCCGTCGTCACCCGAAAGAAACCAATCAATACTTTGAGCGTATACCTCAGCTTTCTTTAATGCTTCAATTCCATCTTTAAAAATTTGCTGTACGTCTTCTCTATAAACTTCTTCAAATCTTACTTCAGGGTATTTCTCAAAGTATTCTTTTTCCCAAACATTGTTAACTTGTTTCTCTTGACCTTGTTTATCTAATTCCTGCTGAATCTCTTCCCAAATCTGTCTTATTTTGTATTGCTTGTAATCAAATGCTCCACCGCTCATAATTTACTTTTATTAATATTTATCTTTAATTCCGTAATAAGCAAAACAAATTGCCATTATAGCTGTAGATATTCCCCAAATTATTATATATACTATCATAACTCAAAACTTTTATTAAAAAATTCTCTTAATTCCTTAGTATTTTGTATTTGCTCGTCTGCAACCCCTGCTAAGTCCTCATCTGATTGCTTATAATACAGACTATTGCTAAACATCTCTAACTTCTTAAGTAAGTCCGTTGTAAAAAACTCTGGGAGTACCTCGTTAAGTTCTTCAAAGTTTTCTAAGAATAGCGGTTGCATTGTCATTGTTTCTGCTATTAGCTTATTATAGTGTAGTTGGTTGTTGATTAACTTAAACTTTCGTTCCTGTGTTTTATATTTCTTATTCATATTCGTTGTTTTTAAACCATTCTAAGCCATTTAAACACTTGTTAAATGCTATCTTATCTTTACGTTCATATTTGTTTCTTAAAATGCCCCCGTTGTGTTCTCTCGTTAGTGGCATTAATCTAGTACGTTTAAACCGTTTTAGCCATTTCATGTATGCTATTTCTTTGTCCATGTCTTTAAATTTTACTATAAAACAATTTCTTTGATAAATTGTGTACTTTTCCGTTGTCGCATTGTATTCTATATTGCTGCTTATAAGTTTCTATGATTGTGTAAATGTTCAATGTACTTATTAGATTAGCATATCCAGCGCGTGCAATAACTTGCTTAGCTTCTAAGAAATTCGGCTTAACGTAATCTATTCCTGTTGTGTACTCGCTACAATTTTTATGGTGGTGCGTTTCTTTGCACCCTACTAAACAATATTCTGTTATCATAATTTCTCTAGTTCTAATTTTACTCTATCCCAGTAATCAATCATTACTATATCGTGAAGTTGTAAGTGTTCTAAAACCTCATCACAACATATCAAAGCACATAACTTGCTTTGTGTGTACTCTATATTAAAGTCTACTGTCATTTGTCTTATCAGGTGTTCTGCTTTTTCTTTAGCTGTCATTTCTTTTTTTATTAGTGTAAATTCGTTTATTACTATATCAATTGCTTGTGTTAATTCCTTAGGGTATATCATTTCTCCTTCACCTCCTAACCTCCACTCTTGGTGTATTTTTAAAAGGTTTATAGCTTCTTCTAATTTCATGGTTTAAAGGTTTCTTTGTAATACTCTTCACCGCTTAACCAATATTCGTAATTAGTTACCCCCTTAGATTTTTTTAGTTTATTTCCGTGAGCTTCAACTATCTGCTGTTTCTCTTGTTCTAACTTAAAATTCAATAAATTTAAAATCTGTTTCTTTGAATATGTTGACTGCATCTTATCATTTTCAAATGAATGTATTAAATGTTGTATTGCTGTTTTCATGGTTTCAATATTTTAAGGTCTGCTTCTACTAATCTATTAATTAATTCAAAGGCTAATTTTACAAGGCTGTTAGCGTCATCTTTTAACCCGTTGTTTTCTGTTATCATTAAGATGTTAGTTAGGTCTATTTCGCTAAAATCTATTATATTCTTTTTAAGTTGTCTTTTCATTTTGTAAGTATTTCGTAAACTGTTAACCCTATCATTATTCCTACTAATCCTATTATTGTTAAAAATAATTTTAATAGGAACCTCATCTCTTTTATATTCTCGTCGTCTTGAAATTCTCTCATTTTGTTAGTTGTTTAATTCGTCTATTTAAATATACTTCAGCTTTCTGCAAGTCTTCTATTTCTTTACTAGCGTCTTTTTTCCCTGCTCTGGCTATGTATTTAATAACGTTACCCAAGTAAAAATCTTTATCTAAATTCCATGCTTCTAAAACATTGAACACTTCATAGGGGTTACTAGCACCCCCGTAGTGTATTGGCCTTAAATTATCACTCATCTCACATCATGCCTTAAATCGTACTCTCTATTCTTTAAGTCAATATACGCCTTTGTTGACTTCTTTTTTAATGCGGCCCAAATCTCATCGCTTGAATAATCTATACCATCTACTTCAACTTTGTAGATATTTAAAGCGTTTCTTTGCTCGTCTTCTAGTTGTCTATATTGTTCCTCCTCCATTCTGAAGTGTAGAAACTCTCTTCCTGCTATACTCATCTTTTAGTTATTCCGTTAATTACTAATTGTTGCTGTGCTGTCAATGTATATGCCGTTTTAAGCTTGTCAAACACATCTAATTCTAATTCATCGTATCTATTTACTGCTTTCTCAAATAATGCTGCTGAGCAAATTGGTTTAGTAATTGCTTGTGGCGCACTGGCTTTTTGACCATCATCGTCGTCAGATTGAAGGCTCATCAGACTTTGGAGCGTGTAACGACGGTAGTAGGTAATTTGACTACCCAAAGCCTGAGCTGTTAAATTAGGGCTTAAGTCAATATTGCTTTCAACCATCTCAAAAGTTTCGGTATCTATTACTTGTGTGAACACTTTACCGTCTTTAATCGGTTGTAAGAGTATTAAACCTTTCGATAGTAGTATCGGTTCAACCGCTTCTATTAAAGCGTTTAAATCTGCATATGTGTTTTTAAAGTGAGGATTCTTAGCGTTCTTTTTAACTACTCCTATCTCTTGTTTTGCTGCGTGTATTTTTGCGTATATTTTCATAACTCTTGGTTTTTAAGGTAAATTTCTACTAATTCATTTTGCATCCATTCCTGTTCGAATAATTCTGTAATATCTACGCCTGCAACGTACACCCTTAATACATAAACATATTGACCGTCTTCAGGGAATCTATTGTCGTAGCTATCTTGAAATTCTACTTCTAAATCAATATCTTTATAATTGATAAATGTTGTTTTCGCATGACTAGGAATTAATTTCTTTAAATCAGCTATGCACTCTTCTAGGGTTTTGATTGTGTTTCTCATAATTATTTGTTTATTGCTTTTAAATACTGTAAGTACAATTCATAGTTAAAACTCCCCGTTGTAGCTTCGGCTTGTCCTTTTGACTTCCACCACTTAATACAAATTCCTAAAGGGGGTGCGATGTAAATGTTTTCTAATTTGTTTTGTGTTGCTTTCATAATTTGTGTTTTTTAATTACGTCTTATTGACATTACAAAGATAACTATAATATTGACTATAACAAACTTTATTATAAAATAATTACTATTTATATTGATTCTAAATAAGAAACGCTATAAGCGTGGAGCCTATAGCGTTAATTTAACCTACCTAAAACACATGGGAAATTATGAAAAACCCGTGTAAATATAGTGATTATTTTTTAATAAACAAATCAGCTTCGACCCTTCTACGTCTTACTAATCCTGGAAGCACTTTACCACCTCCCATAATATAATGATTTATTAACCAATCATAAATTACCTCATCTGTAGCTTTTTGATTTACTAATCTGAACAAAGTTTGTGAGCTTCCACAGTTCCAACAGAACGATACAAGGGCATCAAATTGGTTTTGGGTTAAAGTAACCTTAATATTTTTGATTACTGTAGCCTCGTATTTAGGCAATAGTTTTAACATTAACATATCAGCTTCTACTTGACTAATCTTTTGCCCCATTAGAACCTTACTGCCATCTAAGTAAAACGTGTTACCAAAGCCAATAGTCCAAACACCAGCAGGGCATTTATAACTTTTCAGCTTGCACCCTTCAAAAATTTTTATTAATTCAATACCTTTTTGGCTCGTTTTCATATTTTAATTTATTTTGATATTTCCCAATGCATTGCATCATATCCCTTAACTTTTCCTAAGTTAATAAATCCATGCTTTTCAAATATCTCATGCAATTTAGCGTACTCAGGTTTAGAAAATAAAGCCTTAGCGTATGGTGTTTTTAACCCATTAGCTGATGGGAATAGGTCAATTGCTATGCCCCACGAATGGCGGCTAAACTCTGTACCACCTCGCATTTTTCTGTAGTTGAAACAACCGCCAAACTTATCTATCCCTAAACGTACAATTTCAGGATACGTGTAAACACTTAGTAACTCATTAAACACGTCTAAAAAGTTTTGTTTAACAAGCCTATGGCATCTCATTTTCTTAACGGGCTTACCATCATAAACCATTGGATAAGGTAAAGTAATACTTTCTAAATAACCGACCCCGCCCTCGTTTGGCTTTCCGTATCTTTTAATACATTCAGCTGTTGTTATCATATTTTAGCAAACTTTGAAACCGTTGCTGCAGTCGTTCCAATTGTAACTAACACCGCACCTACTGAAGCTGTAGCGGGTAACGTAATTAACGCACCACCAACTAAACCTATTACTATTCCTACGTGGATTAACTTCTTAAAAAACATCGGTGTTTCCGCGTTCCATCTCTTTTTTACTTCTCTTAAATTTCTCATCCTCTTTTTATTTTAAATTTGTCTGGTAAGATAGCAAAATTAATTGATTTACTATACATTCTATTAGCTTTTAAATTCCCGTTTGCCATTCTTAACTCGTAACAATGTTCTAATTTAGCCTCCAATGCTTGCACTCGTGAGTTTGTAATCCATAGCCAACAAGCTAGCACTCCTGTCACTCCATACTTTTTTGTTATCTCTACGAATTGTAACATATCTTAAAAAGGGTTAACCTGAACCTTTGGCTCATATATAATTAAATCTAAATTCTTTACCCAAAGGTAATCTACGTTTGTGCAATATTCCATCTCTTCAATAGATATTATCCAATTATTTGAGTTATCCTGAATAGGATTAAAATAAGAATCCGTAGTGTACTGTTGACCTACTATTAAGTCTTTTTGTTTAATAGTTAATAGACCTACATAGGTAGTCCATTCTGCTTGTGTTATGTCTGTTAGTTTCATACTTGGCGAGATAAAGTTGTTTGGAATGCTTGTACGGCTGTGTAGAAGTTAGCTGCTTCGGTATCTGTTAAGCCTGAACCTATTGAAGCTATTGCTAATTCTTCATTATCATAATATTCTACACCAACAGTGTGCTGGGCGCCAATATATGTACTTCTTGTTGTAAGAGGTCCAGAAGCTATAGCTCCATTCCCTAAAGATGTCCCGTTTCTAAATAATTTTGAATATGAACTAATCGTTCTATTACCTATATAAAACCCTTTAGAGTCCGTTATTCCTGAATAAGTATCTCCAGTAAATGTTGTGGTATTAATTCTATTAAGCATGACATTACCCGTAAACCTTGCAAATATTACTAATTGCCCAGTTGTAGCATTATCATAAGACCCAATAGGAACTCCATAATCTAAAGACCTATTAGTTCTGGAGTAATAAGATATATGCGTACTGTTTTGAGACAAAGAAACGCTAGGCTGTAGATAAGTATCTGCATAAGCATTAGTTCCATTAGGCAATGCTCCCGTACTTGCGTGAGTCCACCCCCCATTAAATGTTAATCTAAACGCTGCATCTAAGTCTCTTGCATCCATAAAATTAAACTTATGCTTTGCAGCAGTTCCGCCAACCATTGGATATAAAGCCTTAATCTTAGCAGTTAAACCATAAGTTGTTAAATCAGTTTCTAATGTATTTAAAGCACTTATGATAGTTGTATCAGTTTCAGACGTTGCAGTTATCCATGCAGTGGTTAAAGCACCGTTACCACCACCACTAGCAACTTTTTTCATCGAGGCAATAATGCCCGTATAACCGAAGCCAAACATTACGCTAAAACTAAAGCTACTGAACCACTTGTTAACTTAACACCTGAAAAGTTAACCCCTTGACCCGTAATAAACGCGCCTGCTTTGATAGCTGTTGCAGCAGTTGAAATATAACTAGCCTTAGCATCAGAACCACTAACTTTTAAAGTGTTGAATACTGTGTCTTCTAATACTAAAATACCTGCAAATGCTGTTGTTTTTTCGGTTGTATCATTTACTATAAACACCCCTTTGCTCGCTACTAACTTATCTAAATTTGGTAAACTCATCTTATTTATTTTTTATTAATTAAACTTCCTGATTGATTCCTAAAACATCCCACTTTGTATCGTTCGCATTATATACCATACCAATATATAAAGTTTTACTTATTACAGTCGTTGTAGGAAGCGTTACTCCTATTGCTCTATATTGTGTACCGAATCCAATTGTACGCGCTGTACCGTTGTCTTTAATACGTATAAGCATAGGCATATTGTCTACTGCTGTACCCGTTGGATTAGCAATAGTTAAATTAGCTGCTTGTGCTGTAATATCTACTATATCATTTAAGAATGTAGGAGTAACCGTTGCGCTACTAGCTACACTTTGTTTTCTAGGAGTGTAAACAAGTGTACCCGTAATAGTTTTATTATCATACGTCGCACCGTTCCACTCTAATATAGGTAATAAATCTAATATTGCAGGCTGCGTGGTTTTCGCTGTATATTCACTTAGTTTTTTGTCTGCCATCTTTTTTGTTTATTACTTTAATATATGCTTTTAGCTTAACTAAATTCTCTTGTTTAGGCTCGTATGTCTTTTTTATAGTTTCCATCCTCCTAGATTTGTGCTGTGTTTTGGGTAAATATCGTCACTTGAATTGCTTGTATATTCAGGAAACAAAGCTTGATTATAAGTCATGTAACTATCAAATCTACTGCTATAACTTTCTGCTATACTTCGTTCCTTTTCAATCAAAAAATCTACTTCAGCTTTACTAGCTACTTCGCTGTTTTCTGCACCCTTTTTATATATACCTCCGTTTGCTATCATGTAAGCTGCAAAGGGCAAATATTCTACCATAGCCCAGTGAATTAACATAGGTTTCAAATATGTATTCACTAGGGTTATGTAGTTTCCTGCTAAAGTACTCGCTACAATATCAGCTTTTAGTTTGTTTAATAAATTAGTACCTGTGTACCCTTGAATATGTATATCCTGCGCTATCTTAATAAACTGTATAAACTTATCAGTATCAATGTTTCCATTCATAGCTGTATGCTTTACAATATCCGCTCTACTTATTAATAATGCTTCTGCCATGATTTAAACGTCTGAAGGTAAGTTTGTATTATTAGGGCTAAATCCTTTCAATGGTAAGTTATTAGGGTATATAGAAACCTCGTATGGATTAGTAACTTTAAAACCTCTAATTTCTGCCGCTCTAGTTCCTATCTCTTGTAATCCTGCTTTGTCATTATTAAAGTCGTACATCATTGTAACGCGTTCAAATTTATGATGACATCTAGGACCGCCTTTATATTTAAAAATATCGTAAACATCTGCTCCAAATTCTCCGAATCCTGCATTCACTATTTGCGAACTCATTTTATCAATATCTTCTTTTCTGTATAACTTATTTGCGTTTAGCATAGCGTTACAAAAGTCGCGTTCGGGGGATTTATTACCTACGTATTTATACCTAACTTTAAAATAACGTTCTTTAACAAGTTCATCTTGTTTTGATATTGCTGTAGGTCTTGCAGTTCCTGTACTTACTAGATTAATCAATTTACTTAATACAGTTTTTTTGTTTAGTTTTTCGTGTAATTCTGAATTAAGACTATCAATATGATTATTTAAAACGTCCTCATCATCTAATTCAACATCTCTACTATCTACAATAATCCAATCATTTTGTTCTGCATCTTCACACTCATCTAAAATGACTTGTAATGCACTTTTTTGTGAGCTTAAAATAGTATCAGGGTTTAAATCTCCACCCCCTACTTCAGCCGCTAATCCTACCAAAGCTCTAATCTCATTTGCTGTCATTGATTCTAATACTTTATTAGCAACTAATGGACTTAATGAATTGATACCTGATATAACATTGTTGTCTTGGCTTTCCGCACCTAAAGAATTTTCAAATGGATTTAAAGTCTTGAATTGTAACTTTAAAGTTATGTTATTAAAAGCTAAAATACTATCGAAAGCATCTATAAGCAAGTCTTGAAACGAACGTACTATTGTATTATCAAAAGCAGTCATTGACGTAGCTAATTCATCAGCATTCGAACTAAAACCCGTTCCCGTAATTATACCAAACATTAAAGGACTTGTAACGTTGTGAGCTGTTAAAATCTTATCTCTTGATTCCGTAGATAAGTATTCGTAATGTTTTGGTGCATCGTTCAAAGGAATATCAACTACCGTTGTAGCAAGTTCTTGGTTTTCATTAAATGCAACTATTACCTTTTGACCTTTCGACCCCGTTAAACTAGATTTTATCTTATTGCTTATATCGTCTTGCTGTTCATCAGTATATCTACCCCCGTTAACGTTTACTATCTTAGTACCACTAAAACTGTTTTGAGTTTCTGTAATTAAGTATTGTGCTATTTCCTCTTCTAAGGTTGCGTAAGGTAAACCCCCTTGATAATCCACACCGCTAAAATACTTCATACCTACGCTGTAAGGCTTTACAAATAGTATTTCGGTATCAGAATTAGACGTATTAAATGCAGGAACTTTCATCGGAGCGTACTCCTTTACATTATCCCAATTATCAGAATAGTAATAGTTAGCAATTTTACCCTCTTTATTGCACTTTTCAGGGCATATAAGATGAACACTGATATGTTGTACTGAAATAACCTTTTTATGGTCTTTAGAATAAAGAACTTGCATAGCACATTGACCTAACATTTTTAAATCAATAACTAATTTACGTACGTCCTCACTTTTAAACATAGTAATAAATGAAGCGTAATCGTTTGGTTTACTTGCAGCATCTAAGGCCGTTAAACCTTTACCATAAATCAATCTACTTACTCCGTTTATAACCGCGTTATTTGTAGCCGAATTAGTGTACCTATCAATTAGGAATTTATAGTAACTATTTTTATCACCATATTGTACGTAATCCCCATCTTTACTTTCAGTTAGTTCAGGCGCAACGTAAGAAGCTAAACTAAGTACGTGTACATTAGGTCGTTTATTTTCTATTTTATTCATATATTATAAAGTCATTAGTAGAAACGTGGCTAGTATATACGTTTTGATTAGGTGAGTAAGTTTCACTATTTTGATTGCTTATGAAAATCTTATCTTTAAATACTATATCACTATTGTTTTTTATTGTAAGTGTATAGAACGTATCTTTAGTAAGATTAAAAACCGCTACAATTTCATTATAGTAATCACCAACTAAGCTTGAAATAATAGTTTTATTTGTACTCACATTTGTACTTTCATTGGTAACTATCAAAGTATTATAAGTATTCGAGCGTGGAATAAATTTAATCGTTTGATTTGCGCTACCTTCATTTAATAGTATCATACTTATAAACTAAATTATACTACTTTTGTAACCAAAAAAAAGCGTACATCAAATGTACGCTCTTAATATTAGTTATTAATTTACTATGAAGTTACAATAGAACCTGCAGGAAATACAGTAAGTAATTGCGCTTCAGTTGCACAATTTAAGAAGTTAGCAGGAACTTCCTCTTCAGCCATAAAGCTTAAAGAATATCCTGAAAAATCACCTAATTTTGCACCTGAACCAATAGTTCCTGAAACCACATCAGCACCTTGCTCTAAACCCATCAAAAAGAATTGATTAGAACGTGTGTGAACTACAATTTGCGGTCTACCATAAGATAAAATCTTAACCATTTTAGTAGTAGCAATATCTTGTTTTTTCAACTTGATATTTAATTTTTGTTCAAAGTACGTTGTTCCCGTATTTCTATCCGTTTTAATATCTTGGTCAAAAGAATTTTCACCTTTCAACTCAAATTTGTATAACACAGTTGCACCAGCAATTGCAGTTATTAAATCCGTGTTTGTTACATCATAAGTTACCTCTGCAGCTGTTATTCCGTAATTAATTAGATAAACAGCCAATAGACCACTTACGCTATCTTTGCAAGCTTCCGCTCTTCCGTTTGCTATATCACAAGCCATAATATTTAAGTATTAAAAAAGGGCGGTGTATATTGCACCACCCTTTTAAGTTTATAATTTAATTTAATTAATTCGCAGCGTTCGTAAGTCCGTAAGTTACGATATCAGAAACTGAATGATAGTTAACCGCGTAAGAAGCTCTTAAAATCAATCTTACATTATCAGAACCATCTAAGTCTGCCATATCTAAAACTTTCACAAGATTAGTGTCTGCAAGCAATCCACAACCGAAAAACAAGTTAGAAGTTTGAGCAGCAATTGCCACGTTATTAGGAATACCATTAGCAATAAACAATGGAATACCATCAAAAGAAAGTTCACCGTTATTATACCATTGTGTACCTTTGTTTTCAGTACCATTAGCACCAACACCAGCAGCAACAAAACCACCTAACGCTCTAACATAAGCCTTAGCAATGTTTTGAGAAACATAGATTTTTAAATCTTCTTTACCGTACAATGCAGTAGGAATAGCATCTACAACTTTTCCTAATTCAGCAATAACATTTACAGAAGTTACAGTAGTTCCAGCAACCTCATTTGCAGCAGGTAAAGCAGCATCAGCAATTAACAAAGTAATTATACCATCAATTTGTCCTGAAGTTGCATTCGTTCCGTACCAAATAGCACTTTCAACTGAAGCAGCAACTTTCTCAGTAACGTAAGCTAATAGGTAATCTTGAAAAGATTTAGCCATAACTTTGTGAGCAGAAAATCCCATTTCTTCGCTTCCCCATGAAGATAAAAAGTCTTTTTTACAAAGTTGTAAATTTACTTGGAAAGGCTCAAGCGTTAATTGTCTTTCTGTAATAGTTACAGTTGACGTTGCAGTAAAGTCGCAAGTTGCATCTTTTAAAAGACCATCAGTTGCAAGTTTGTGTAGCGTAGTTTTGTACGCGATGTTTGGCATGATAGTCATACCTCCATTTGATAATGTGTTACCGCTCAATAGAGCAGCTTTTACCCACATTTTTGAATCCTGACCAGCATATGTAGTCGTAATTGTTGCTGTTGTAGCCATCTTTTTTTTTATTTATTATTGTATATTTCTTCTAAAATTCTGTCACGCATTCCCTTTGGCGCGTTAGGTGTTAAGTCAACATAGTTAACTTCATTTCTGTTTTCAGGATTGTAAACTATTGCTTTCGCTAGTTCAACCTCTTCAACTGTTTCTATTACTTCAACCGCAGCAAGTTTAAGCGCATCAATTTCTGACTGTAGTTTTGCCAATTCAGCAAAATGATGTTCTTCACTTATAGATTTAATAATTTTCTTAGGAGTAGATTCTACCGTTTCAACCGTAGCTTCAACTTCTGTTTCAGCTTCAGGCTCAACCGCTTCTTCTTCTTCCATAGCAGCATCTTTAATATCACCTATAATACCATCTTCAGAAACTACTAAGATTTTTCCATCTTCAAGTTCGTATTCTCCAATTGGTAAAGGAATTTTTTCTTCATCAGAAACGATATAAACCTCTTGACCTGCTACAAATTCATTTGCTTCTAAAACGGTAACTCCGTCTACAAGCATCATTTTTGCTAATTTAACTTCCATATTTAGGTAAGTTTTAATTGTGTTAATTGCTTCTCTTACATTCATAACTATAAACTTTATTAATTTATTATTGTAACCTTTTCACCCTCTTTGAGTGGTCGTTGTTGTACCTGAATTATTAACTACTATTGTAGATGTAGATTGACTTTCTAGTGAGCCAATACCTTGCGCTTGTAGTGAACCATCACAACACTTTTTCGAGTACGTTCCATCTGGACACGCACAACCTCTTTTACCACCCGTTGGGCTTACTTTTACTGTTTTCATATTAGTTTATTTTATTCATTGTTAATATTACACTTGGAACGGCAGGGTAAGGAATGATAGTATTAGCAGCTTCAAAAGTCAATATAATTGCATCGTCTTGAGTCCACATTAATTCCACATATTGCCCTGATGTCATATCTATAAAGAAATTCCATGCAGGCACTAAATAATCAGAACTAGATTGAAAGGTTACGTGAGTAGCAGAATTAGGAATGTCAACACCATTAACCCGTAGCCATATAATGACCTGCTTAGCCCCTCCTCCACTAGTACGTCTTAATTGCATGGAAAACTGTAGATTGTAAATACCTGCATAATCTACATTTATTCGAGAATTATTACTTATAGTAACCCCATTTGAAAAGATTGTAGTTCCTAACTTAACCGCTGCAATAGCCCCCGAAGTTACTGTTTGAGTTGTTAGGTCTAAAAATGAACCGTTCTTAGCAATAGAAGTTGAACTATCACTTGTCACTATTTCTTTAATCGTATTTTGTAAATGTACTTTTAGCTTATCGTTATATACGTGTAAAGTTCCATTCTCTACTGAAATATTACTTTCAGATTCTAGTATGTCAGTTCGTACGTTATAAGCCGTATTTAATATCGTAGCCATATTACAAAGTTTTTAGGAATTTCTTTAACGCTTCTAGGTCTTCATCAACTATTTCAACTTCTTTTAAAGTTTCTTTATTGGAAAAGAATTTACCCTCAATAGAATAACCGTTGTAAGTTCCTAACTTAATCTCATCCCATACTTTCTGATTGTCAATCTTAGACATTAAACACCACTCACCACCCTTAGCACCTAAATTGTAAATATTAGATTTATCGTTTTTAGCATCTTCAACTATCCAACTTTCAATTATATTTACTCCGTCTGTATTGTCTTCATGCTCCAAAGTAAACTCATTACCTTTTTGGTTTTTCATGAATAGTTCTGCTGTAAGTTGTACCGTTTCTTTACTAAATTTTATATCATATTCCGTCCCGTCTTCAGCACGTCTTAATATTTTCTTTTCAGGAACTAAAGCAAAACCTACAACAATCCTACGCTCTTCATCTACTACTTTAAGTTGTATTTTTTCAGATGAAAGTTTAATAAAGTTTTCTTCTATTGCAGGTTTATCAACAAGTGAAATAGCAAAC